CATAAATAGACTTTGAGGAGAGCCCGGGATTTTTCGCATACGCGATGGTACCCGGACATTAACCGTCACTCAAAGGCGTTGGCACACCGACCAACGGGCAAATACAACCACGGTCGCCGGACACGTGGAGGTGAGGCACTATGCACAGCGCGTAAAGGACACAGCCCTGCAATGGATAACATACGTGGGAACACATACGAATTGCTCACACATGCGCGTGGTTAATGTGGTTATCATGATGGGAAAACAAAACAATGGACGAGACACACAACGCGGCTTATTTACAATGACAACGGATGGAAAATGGCTACGGATGGAGAAGTCGTGGTGGCGGGGTGATGTTTATTTTCGTTTTTCTAATTTTTTACGCGGAGGGGCAGGTTTGAACGTGGCTTCGATGGGGGCGGTGTGGGGGGAGCGAAGTACACGGTGGGATCATCGGGTTCAGGTGCGGCGTTCACGCGGACAATGTCGGTCATCTCTCGAACGACCGGTGCGGCGGCCGGGGTAGCCGCAGCCGCAGTGTTCGGCAGGATCGGAGCAGTGGGCGGCGTGGATGCCGGGGCGGCGGTCGCGTTCGTGAGCATCGCGAACAAACGGTTGTTGGCATCGATTCGGTTGCGGAGGTATTTGCGCGTACGATTGATGCCGGGCATGTTCGGTTCCTGCCCGTCATCGTCAACTCCACTGTCAAACGACAACTTATCATTCAACTTCATCACGAATATTGTGTTGTCGCAGCGGGCGTCTGTGTAAGCTGTCATCAGCGTGCCCGTCTCAACGAATGCGAAATACCCCGACGGATCATCGCTACCCGTCGGCAACGAAAATACACCGTTCGAATAACCTGTCCAACTCGTCGGAGCGCTGCCGGTCTTGCCCAACACCGTCTGTTGGTAAGCGGACCCGGCAGGCGCATAATTAATTGGCGGTGCCGCACTGTAAGTTTGACTACCAAACGTGCCGCTTGACTGCCCACATCCGAGCGACTGAGTCGTCGACGCGCCGCCGAATATTTGGGTGGAGTACAGCGCGGTGTCGAACGTGCCGCTCGCAAAACCGGTCTTGTGGCGCATTTCAACAGTGTACAGGCCGGGTTCGTGAGCCCAAATGTGGCTGCCGCTGATCACAGATAACGTGCCGTCGCGCGCGGAGGGTGGTCGAGACGCAATTTGGCGTGACACGTGTTCCTTCATCCCCGTGGCGACTGCGGCGGGTATCAATATATTCTGTTTGGCCGCGTTGTTCACGTATTGGTCAACGAGTTCCGATGCATATTGGGCAACATACAACTCATCATTGAGTTTTTGGTCGTTGTTGTACGGTTTGCCCAACGACACGACGCACTTCGTGTCAAGATCGAGGAAGTTGGTGTAACCCCAAAGCGGTTGCCACGACGGTGACGTACCAGGTTCGCCGGGTGCGTCAGCAGCGATTGGTCCATCGTCAGTCGATGGAGCAGCTGAGCTCCGTGTGTGTTCACCCCAACAGCCAATAGTCTCGCTCGAATCTTGAACCGCCGGGTCGAAGAACTCGTAATCGTACTCCCAGAAAAGATCGCCGATTTTACCGGTAAAGTCGGTGCCCAAATCGTAGCCGAGACCTTCCATTTTCCGGCGGTGATCGTCTGCGTCTTCCGGTCGGACGAGGACTTGTTGCAATTCGCCTTTTTCATCCACATCGTACGTGAGCAGTTGGACACCGTTTGTGACGACCTCAATCAGCCCGTCAAACACAGTCCCGAGGTCACCGAGAATCCCCGACAATCCGTCTTCGCTCGCGTCGACCGTGTCAATCAGTTTAGTTGGGAGAGCGGTGGACGTGTCCGTGATCAATTCGCAGGAAGCTCCTTGCCAGGGCGCCGTCTCAACCGCTGCAGTCGAATCCATGACCTCGACCGTTGTGGTGTATGGTTTTTTGTTCGGGTTGGGCTGGATTGACAACCCCACAAAACCGGACACTGCAGTTGAACCGCTTGGTTGGAATATCAGACGAGCGCCGCGGCACTTTGCGCTCGTCCAACATCGCGCTTGTATTGGCAACCACTTCCCCAACTCGGGATTGCCCGGATTCAGCAGTATCGGTGTGTTGGACAGCTCACTGGTGCCCATCAGTTCACTCAGATATTCGCGGTGTGAAAATCGGGTCGATCGGGGCAGTTTCGCTTCGCCAATCGTGGCGACCGCTGACGGGACCATTTTTTCACCATGGTCACCGCCATGCTCGCCAAGCCGCGCCGTTTTGACGTCGAACGTGTACATTTTGTATTTATTGGGGCCCGTTGTCGCGGCGGCGGCGGCCGCCGTTGCGGCGGCGTTTGCCGTTTTTACGTTTACTACGCCGCGGTCGGCCGCCCGCAGGTGCGCCAAGTCGAGTTTCGGTGGCTGCACTGAGAGCTTGACCGGCTGCGATGAGTGCATGGGCAGCGTTGGTCGTTGCGAGGACCGGGGCTCGCTGCGGGATTTGTTTAAAGCCTCGCGCAACACCGATGCGGCGTGTAACGGGAGTGCGTTCAAGTGTGGGTATGGCTGTGATGCCACCGAAGAGGGCGTCAGCGATGGCGGCGTTTTGACGTCGACGTGAGGAACGACCGGAGCGGCGGTATGTGAAGCCATAACGGATTGCGGGTTTTTGTTGTTGGGCCATGACATTAACACGATTGTTACAATTGCTGCTGTGACAAGAAGTTGCTTGTAGTTGCGGCGGTGTAATCGGGATAATAAGTACAATGATCCAACAATGAGAAAAAAAATAGCGTATTTAGGCGCCGCGCTTACGGTCACGGCGACACCGCTTAATTCCACACCGCTGGCATCGATCAGGCTCGGGTGATCGAACGCCGGCAACATGTACATAACCGCTGCCGTTATGGGTCCAATGTAACGACATTCGAAGAAAACGACCGCAACAGCGAGCGCGGGTCGTTTTCTGCCTGCAACCAGATGGGCCACGCGCCCTAACCAACGTGAACTCGGGTTGGTGGTTCGAGTGAACATTGTGGCGACCGACACGCAGGCGCAAAACACCGTTACAAAATCCGTACGATGGCCAGCATACATCACGCAGGCGAAATTGTAAAACCCATGGATGAGCACTCGCTTCCAATATGACCCGTCGCGCTCCCAATGAGTTAACATGACAAGTGTGCGCATGAGCACGGTTCCTGCGAAATCCCACACACTTTCGCGCCACACGAAGCCATTCAAAACGTATTGTAACCACTCACCCACGGCGAAATACTGGCGGCCGGTCGCTACCGAGAGCAGCCCAATGTCATAACCCGCAGCGAACAAGTAATAATTGAGTGCGTTAAGATGGCGGTTCCAACCAACGCAACGGCAGAAGGCGAGCAACGACCAATGCACGGCGCGACCGACCATCGTCAACCAAAAAGCTGCGTTGACGCCGACTCGGTATGGCAACAACAGCAATTCCAGCAGCGCGACACCCGTGTCGGCCAGGAACAGCTTCAGATCGCTTGCGTCGAGATACATCAGCGACACGAGTGCACAAACAAATTTAATTGGCAGCGACAGAACCCGTTTCAGGTCCGTCCACAAACGGCCAAAATTCTCTGCGAAGTGGGCCACAATCATCGACTTAGCGGTTACCAGCGTCGATCCACGGTACACGTCTTCGCCGGTGGCTTCCTCGGCTAACGGAGCGACTACGAGAACACTCAGCAGCGTCATCGTCACCATATACGGCGTGACAAATGAGGTCGCAAGAAACGAATGAATGCTGTCAGGGAACTCGAAGTCGACCGAAATGAGTGGGAGGAGCTGTGGTAAGTACATAATGGCTGGGAGAACGGCAGTCGAAATGAACCGCATCCAAATGGCCATCTCATTGCCCACGTTGCGGTAACGTCCGGTCGTAAGCGGGTCATTCGGGTGAGTCGCACGAACCCGCACGGTTTTGCTCGGTTTGAACGGCATGTACATGTTGCGTCTCAAGAACCAACGCATAAATGCGCGCCGTGGCTGACGCCGTGTTTGTGGATACGATCGAAGCGCGGCGTGTGCATAAGCGGCGATGGGCGGTACATGTCGCGCTTGTGCCAACAAAGCAACTGCTGCTCCGCGTATCAATGTGTTCATTGCCGGCGTATTTGGTTGTGCGGGGGCGTCGAGGTATTTGCCGTAGCGGACGATAACTCGGCCGACTTTCGGGGCGGTGATGTGCTCAACACCATCTTTGCCTTCTGCCGGGTAGAAACACTGGGAACAGAACGTCGCTTCCGATATATCACGCCGATTTTCGACCTCGAGTTCAAAACCCAATTGCTTGGCGAGATTGTGGTCGTACCGCATGCCGGGGGGTAAAAGCAGCAAAGAATCATCACCGTTAATCAAAATCACGACGTCCATGTCCAGTAATTCTTCGTAAGTGATGTCGTTTGACTGACACAATATCCATGCCTGAATATACGCGTGAACGAGCGAGTTGGACAGTGTTGTGGTGCTATCGCCGGATATCAACACGCTGCCCGGCGGGCACCGGACTCGAATTGGCGGTGTAGCTGCGTTACGCGGTCGATTGCGTCGCGGATAATGGCTACCGCTCAACCGGTTCCCTCGGTTAATCATTGCGTTGAGACGGACGCCGTAACTCGTCGGTTGGTCGAGATTGAATATCTTCAGCCATCGGAATGTCGGTTCAAACGTCCAGTCGCGTCGCGACGTTTCGAATTGTTTAAAGTCGCCCTCGCGCACTTGGTATGGCCGCTTAATTCGATCACCAACGATAGCAGCGATGTCGTCTTGGTCGGATCCGCAGGTGAGGTATATTGGGTGTCGATCACCGTCATAAATTTCGGTCAATTTCTTCATGGCGGGTCGCGTGGATGGGCCGACAGCGACGTTATAGTGTTTCGACCGGGCGGTGACCATTCGTGGTGCTTTGCGTTTCGACTGTCGGTCGTGTACTGCGCTTTGCTGCTCTCGTTTCAGTATTGGACCAACCCGGTAAACCTCCTTATCCGTCACGTGGCCGCGAATCATCTCCTGCTCAGCTTCCATAAATGCGTCGCGCAATGCTGTGGGATAAGCGGATGCCCAAGCTCGCGTGGACATACGTTCAACGGGTAACGGTATGCCATCACGCACGCAGTTGCGTCGGTCAATGTCGATTGCGCGGTGCATGAACGCCTTAAACAACACCACGGTGGCTTCATCCTGAGGTATTTTGATTCGACACGTTCGATTGGAGGCTGCGGCGATGAGATTATGCGGATTGCGACCATAATAATAACAGTTAAAACCCACGTCGGCTGTGGTGTTGACAATGCCCGGCGGGTCGTAGGTGGGGTATGGCTCGCCGCAACCGTAGACACGATGGCCAGGTGCTGGTGCTTCGATGGGTCCGACGTACGTACATCCGTGCAGCTTGCCCGTTTGCGTGTAAGGGTTGGCCGCCTCGAATTCGAACACCGCGTTAACGGTGTTATGAGCGGCGGCACTCAATATAGCAGTCAGAGCAAAACACGTAAACGCCACACGGTCAACAGCTGATGCATAAAAATTTCTCGCTTTCCGGGCTTTTTCGCGCACCACTTCACGGTGTTCGAGGAAGTCGTATTTGGCGGCACCAAACAGGTCTGCGACGTATTCGACGACGGGGTTGACATAATCTCGAAATCGGTTATACTGGTATTCCGCCTCAGCGGCGGTGAAACGTGGTCGATGCACCATCGGACACTCGGGCACAACATTCCATCCCCATTGTTCCACCACGTCGTGAGTAGCGTTTGGTCGATGTCCCGTCAAATCGCACGGGGTCGGTAGCCAGTGTGAGCCGTCATACACGGGCACGCTAATGCCGTCTTTCTGATAGTGATAAGCCGCCGATCCTCCAAAAGTGAACGTATCATACAGCAACCACATTGCACTGCCGAACAGAAACCGTCTAACGGAGAACGGCTCGCCCGTATAACGGATGGGTGGTGGCTCGCCAAACAAACGGCACCACACGCCGTAAATGCCGGTGATCGGCTGCCTCAATGCAACGCCCGTATCTGCGTCGACGTAAGTGTAATGGGGCTCACGACAGAAGCCGATTACAAAATACAAAATAACCAATAACGCTACGACTTTCAGAGCACCTGCGAATGAAAACCGGTACGTTCGGTTGGCTGAATCGTAAAAATCAGAGTGGAGTCCATCAAAAAACACAAATGTGCGGTCGCGCCAACTCAACACTGGTTCCGACACCATCATCGTGTGTTGGCGGAGGGTGCGTCGGACTTCAGGCGTTGCGAAGTGTTGGCCAACTGCAACCCGGCGCGCTGCAGTCTCCAATTGGATGCGCGTACACACATACTCGAGGTCAGGCATCACCCCAACGCCCTTGTATTTCCCGGCGAGCACGTTTCCATCGATCAACCCCATACACCCGTTGACCGTCATCGCAGCTCCGGTGTCGTCCAAGCCGACCGCATGAGAGGGTCGCCGTTTGAAATAATCACGCACATCAGCTATCATCGCACTCGGGTAGAATGCAATTTTGTGGTTGCCGGTGGGGGTCGGTTGCGTGATAACAAAGTCGCCGTTCGCAGAGAAAAACGCATGCGGTGCGGCGTACGGCACCAACGAACTGTCATTGACGGCCGTGATCGGTCGCTGGTCTTCGTCGACAACCAAATTATCGTAAGCGTGGCTCTGAGAATCGGGAGCCGTGGTGGCGACAGCAGTCAACCGATACACCACGTGCGACTCAATTTGCCTTATCTCTCGCCACGACACGCACACCCGGTCCTTCACGAAATTTGAGTAAACCGCATCCGACGATCGGAATATTTCCGGGTAGCTATACTCCCATCCCGCATGCGCGTCGTTGTCGCCGGCAACGGTGAATCGGTACTTCCACGGTCCCACCAGCTTGTATTTGACTTCACCATCGTAAAACTGGCCGGCTACGCCGTTCACACGCGGCGCGACAAAATACACGTTCTTCGACGAGGTTGATCGGATCATGTGGACGAGTCGCTCAAATGCTGGTAGGCGTTCAACAAACACTGCCGTCACCGGATCGACTTGTTCCTGCGCACCGGGTTGTTTTCCTTCACCCACGATCGGCGGTGTACGTGCATGTTGACAGAAATGGTAACCGCCCGTGGCGACTGCGGCGCAACCGCATAATCGGAGGTGCGGTTCATTCAGCCTGTCGCGGACGTACGGCTCGTCATCAGCCACGCCAACCCAATTGCCGTATCTCGCAGCCCAACCACGTCGCAGATCGTCGCGGCAGTAATTGTTGAAGTCGCCGTTGAACAAAACGATATTGCCCTTCGGCCAGTGCTCGTCAGCCTCAACGTCGTTGTGATGTTCGGCAGCAAGAATGGTGTAATTCGACTCGACAATCTTCTTAGCGAGGTCCCAATACATCGTTTTGCGGCACGCAGCATAAAGCGCATGGGCGTGCGGCAGGGGTGCCGGGTTGTCCTGCACTGTGTACGGGTATTCACGATCCTCGAGCCATTTCCGCTGCGTCGGGTTGAGTACGCTGCGGAAAAACAAACCCGGAGGCCGCGCACGTTGACCGTCATGGAACGGCATCAGATCCGTCAAACGGTTAGTTTTGTCTTCGTTGGCAGCTCGGCGGGCGGCAGCACGGAAAGCGACAGCACGTTGATCGCGCGCGACCACAGCGGCCGGAGGTGCCGCGGCGGCAGCAGGGGCGATGGCGGGCACGGCGACGAGCGGCACTTGTGGATCGTTGACATTGGGCACCGGCCGGCGGCAGGTTGGGCATTCTCGCGGTAAACCCTGTGCTTGTCGGGTGCGATGATATTGGTTTATGCACGCTGAGTGGAAGGTGTGAGGGTTGTCTTGCGGGTGTAAAATCGTGATTAGCCCCCGGAAAACGTCTCCCATCAAGTCGCCACTTGGTGACAGCACGGCAATGCAGATATTACACTGGGGACGATTGTCAATAAGCGCGACGGGTGGCGAAAGTGGGCGCGGCGGCGGCACCGGTGGGGCTGGTGGCGGATGGCCGCCGAACATCGCCGGTGGGTGGTGTCGCAGTGGTGGCTGCGGCGCCGGTGCCGCCATCGCAGCGGCGAGCCCTTCGTGTTCAATCGGCGGCAAGAGCGGTAGCGCTGGCGGTGCCGCCGGTTGTTTGTCGTCGCCTTGATGCACCTCAGGGGGACGGGGAGCGTGCGCAGGAGTCTTAACGTCCGACTGCGGGTTGCGAGCTAATCGCTCTCGGCCCAA